CAATTTTTACAAAAACAAATGGAAAAAGCTTTAGCAGATATTGAAGTAATAAAAGATAAGGTAAGAGCCAATGGGAAGAGTCACTAAAAAACTTATAAAATATCTGCAAGATATGAAAAAACAAACTCAACAATTAAATTTTATTAAATTAAGAAAAGAAGTTGAGATAGGTAAAAATGGTACTCAAGGTTATATGATTACTAAAGGTAAAAACAAAGGTAAGATATTATGATTGAAACAACAGCAGTAGCTTTATTAATGTTTATAGGTGGTGAGATTAAAGAGCATAGAATACAACCATCTATGTCTGTTTGTTTGAAACATAAGCGTGAAGCCTCAAGACAAATTAAAGATAATATAGATTATAAATGTATTAAATCTAAAGTAGAACTTGAAGAGAATATTGATGGGTCTAAATCAATTAAAAAGATTATATTAGAATAATGGGAAAATTTGAATTAGTATTATTGATGTGTTCTATGGTTGCAAACACTTGTGCTGAACCTAAAACTCACATACATTTATATCAAAGTCATTCTGATTGTGCTGTTGCAGGATATATTCGTTCATTAAAAGAAATTCAATCTCTTCAAAAAACAGATGTAGATGATTTAAAAATTATTGTATCATTTACTTGTCAAGAAGTAACTCAATCTTAAGCTAAATACTTAGCAATCTTTTCCAACACATTATGCATATCGTCAAATTTTGTTTCAGCTTCTCTAAGCATAGCTGAAATAATACCTGAGTTTTGTTTTTTAAAATGTAAATGTATTTTACCTCTAGGATATAAAGACTTTTCAATAATAAATTGACCTTGATTATTTATAATCAATTTAAAGATAGCTAAGTCAGCTTCTTTTCTTTTAACTCTCTTGCTAGTCTTTTTTATTTTTCGAGGTACTATCATGTTGTTTTCTAAGTAAGTCCATCAAAAAATCATCATCAGATTTTTCTTCACCTAACTTTGTTAATGGTTTTTCATTATTAGTATATACCTCTATTGTTTTGATACGCATGGGGTTCGTCATAAATATAGGAAATTTAGGATTAGATTTTGCTTTAACCATAAAGAATCCATCTTCAGCAACACCAAATGTTTCTATATTTTTAATATCTAAATCATTTGAGCCTATTAAACAAATTCTTAAATTGTAAATGGGTGGCGTTCCGTTAACACGATTACCACTCATATCATATATTTTATTTACCATTTTCTTTTACAGGTTGTGCAGAGCCGTCATCATCAATTAAACTATCTACACTTTCAGTATATATTTCATTTAACTTTTCATTATTTCTTTGTATCTTTTTTTTAAGATGGTCTTTTAAATCTTCAATCTTTACATACAACATTCTATCTATTCTAGGATTAATACCATACATAGGCAAGTCGTTTAATGAAGATATAATTCTTCTAAAACCTCTTGCTCTTTTTTCTAATTGTGTTATCTTTTGTTCTTCAATCATAGTCTCTCTCCAATATCATTTCAAGATAATGAATAGCCTTTTCAATATCTTTTCGTTTACCTTTAGCTGAATGTCTGCAAATATATTTGATTGCATTCCCTTCTGCAAATTGTAAATTATTTTCATTAATAAATTGTGCAGGTTGTATTTTCATTTTAGAATAATGATTACCACCCACTTGTTTCTCAAGTGAATCATATGTCATTCCTTTAAACATATCTTTACTTGTCATTATAATGGTCCTTGTTCAATCATCTTTTGTCTTCTTAAATCTTTTTCTGTCGGCTGTAGTGTAGCATTTAATTGGTCGTATGTCAACAACGGATTTCGTTTTAACTTCTTTACTATCCATTTGTATGACCAAGGTTGTAGTCTTAATGTTGTGCCTTGCCAATAATGAGTTTGATTTGGTAACAAACTAAATACATTTTTTATATTTACTTTAGCTTGTTCTTCTTTATTTAATAAGGCTTTCAACCATATAACAAGAAATCCTTTTGCTTTTCTTCTTATCTTACTCATTCGTTTTGTGTTCATTATAAACTTTGGTTATGATTATCTTTCATTACTTGTTGTTGATGGTTCAAATCGTTTTCAAAAGAACCTGGGTCTTCTCTAGGTATTTCTTTAAAGTTTGTTTCTCTATCAAAATATTTATAATCAATTGTAACTGGTTGTAATTTTTCTAAACATTCTACTACATCAGATTTTTTAAAATGTTTACAAGAATATACATCAAGTTGTATTAAAGCAGGGTCAGACTCATCCCATGTATGAATAGCTATATGAGATGTATCTATTATAACAACACCACTCAATCCTTTATTTCCTTTTTTAGAAACTTTAGATGCATATGGTCCTGCTAATATATTCATATTAATTTTACTTACTAAATTTTTTAACCAATTAATTGTATCTACTTCAGTAGTTAAAGGTTTTTTTACTTCTGCCCTAATCAGAAGATGTTTATGTTCAAGCATATTTTTTATTAAAAGTTTTTAACTCTTCCTTAAAGTTGTTAGTTATTTCTTCTACGTTAGGTTCTTTATTTACTTCAGCTAAGTAAACATTTTTATTAGCATATTTAAATATTCTTAAACCTTTACCATTATTACTATCTTTATAACATTCATATTTATGTTGACACCATTGACAACCAATAGGTAATTCTTTATTACCTGCTTTAGTATTAGATAGTGGAAAACATTTATCTTCAGGTGGTTCTTTTTTTTCTAATGTTTCTTTTAATGTTTTAATTAAATGACTTGCATTAGGTTTTGCTAAATCATCAGGTTGATATAAACATACATCACCTGAAACTTTATCAATAACAAGAAAGCCACCTTTGTTTGTTCCTTCAGCTTGTTCATATCCTGCTATTTGTGCATGATAACCGAATGGGTCATCACCTAATAACTCACCTGATTTAAATTTTTTAAAACTAAATGATGATGCTGACTTAACATCACACACTTCACCATCTATCTTACTATCTATATGTCCTGTAATACCATCTATCTCAACTTTCTTTTGTTGGTCTTCAATCTTATGTCCTGCTAATTCAGCTAAGAATAAAACTAAATGCTCAAGTAAGTGTCCATATAAAAATTTTAAATTAAGACTATCATCTCCTGCTAAATATTTCTTTGGGCTAAATCTGTCAAACCATAACTGCCTAGGTGGTTTACCTAGTACTGACATTCTTAACATCCCTTGTTTTTTTCTATCAGGATTATTCCAAGCTAAGAAAGCTTCTTTAATATTAGTAAGAAATTTATTTAATTGTTCTTCACTAACCTTCGCAGGTTTTCCTTTAGATATATTAGCAATTAATTTTTTAATATCAGTAGCTAAAGTATCAATACTTTTAGTGTGTTTCTGACCAGTTGTTTCCAATTTTATATTCTCCATTTAATTGACACCTAACATTTAATTGTTTTCCTGCATCAATAATTGATTGTACTGCAAGTCTTCCAAATTCATCTGCTCTATCTTCTTGAACCTCATACTGAAATTCATCATGCACATTCACAACTGGGAAGGCTTTGATTTGTTTATTTATAACATATTCTTGAAGGAGTGTCAACGCTTTTTTCATAACACAAGCACCTGCACCCTGTAATAATGTGTTTAATGCAGCGTGAGGATGCCTGATTATTATTTTTCTTTGGTCGAGTCCTCTGACCCATCTACGTTGAGCCACTCGTTCCACTTTTTCTCGTAAGCGTCTAAGACTTGGCGTTGCTCTAAGAAATTTTTCTTTAACTCTTTCGCCATCTCTTTCCGAGCCTCCAATGATAGTTCCGATTTTTTTATTCCCTGCTCCATAGATAAAAGCATAGATGAAAGTCTTTGCCTCATCTCTCGACCCCAAACCAGCAGCAACTTGATTTGAAGTATGTATATCTCCATTAATGATTTCATTTGTATAATCCTTATCGTTCATGTAGTGTGCTAACATCCTTAACTCTAGCCCTGATGCATCCACACCTACTAATTTATAGCCTTTTTCTACTATCCATAGTCCTCTACATTCTTTACCATATGGAGAGTACACAGCAGGAACTTGAGCCATATTGGGCGATTGATGACTCATCCTTCCTGTAATTGTACCATTGGTTATTACTTTGCCATGTA